ATAGAATACCGCCTAGTTCTTTTCGTGACTCAATATCTTTCCATTTTTTTTGGATCTTTTTTATGATTTTCTGCCACTGCTCTGACTCAAATATAAACTCAGCAGCATTCGCCATTAGATGTCGCCATCACGTTCAGATTCTATGTCAGTTAGTTTGCTTGCAGATACAGCCCAACTGTCTGGCTCATCTTCGTTGAATGTGTGGCTATAGCCCGAAGTGTTTTCTTTAATAGCCCAATCACCGTCGATCTCAGTGATTAAATTTCCGCTCGAATCCGTGAGCTGGGCCTCGCCTTCCAATAGCGATTCAATATTATCCATTACTCTTTTGATATACCTATCTGCGCGAGCGTAACCCTCTTTAGACCCTCGGCTCATGTTCTCATACATATAACCAATGGCGAGCGTTTCTGTAAGCGTGACAAGCATTGGTGGGATAGATGTGGTGGTCAGGAAAGGTGCCGCACCAAAGTCGTATCGTTTACATAAATGCTTTTTTAATTCATTCTCAGCGTCGTACACACAGGCAGACGCCAAGTTTGTGGTGGCTGTATCAAAGACTGTTCCAACCATTTTCGTCGATAAAGATGTGGTGGTCGCGAACAGTCCCAATTGATACCTCTAGATTTTTACTCTGATTCTATTTTCAAGTTTTAGCTTTTCAATAAAACTGCGGGTCTGTTGACCATAAGTCTTATCGTTTACCGAGCCAACAAACGTCTTATGTACGGTGCCTGAAGCAACCTTTTTACATAGGCATAGCTTGTGACCATGTAGTTCGTAATACTTTTCAACTACTGGATCGCGCTTGCTTTTGGCTCTGGCTTTTTTTGCTTGGTCGGCGATGTACTCGCCCATTGGTGTAGCAGGATCGACTTTTTTCGGTCTACCTGGCTTCTTCACTTCATCTGCTTTGTCTGGTGTGTCCATGAATGCTCCTGGTTAATGAAGGAAAGGGCCGAACGGCCCCTTCCGGATTTTAAAATTAAATTGTGTTGTTAATATAGTAACCAGTTAATGAAGCTACCACTTTGAATTGGTACTCAACATCAACTTCGATTGCATCGCCTTCGCGCTCTTCTTCTCTCCATCGGCGTACCATCGGCTTAGCCTTTTGGAACATATAACCAGATGAAAGAGCGTAGAAGCCAGCGGCTCCAGGCTTGTAACCCAAAAATGCAAAGTCTGATTTCCACAAAGACTGTACTGCGCCAGTGGCAGCAGAAGCCCCGTAGAGACCAGAATCGTAGTACATATTTGGAACTAGAAGCTCGTTAACACCGATCAAGGCACCAACAATTGCAGGGCTTAACTCACGAGAAGTATACTTCACGCGGTCAACTACAGTCGTGTGGTTCTTAAGAGCGTTGTAAGAGTCTAGTGGGATGATTGCATAGTTTGGCTTAACACCAGAGTTGCCCACTACTGTAGACGACGCTGTGTCAAACAATGCGATTGGAGTTGCTGTGCCAGTCACCCAAGTGTCGGCTGCTGCCAGAGATGTTCCCAACGACCATGAGGTTGTTGTAAACAAAGCTGCACAAGAAGCCTCTTTACGCATCATGATTTTTTCTACAAGGTCGATTGTTACATCGGCGCGTAGGTCAGTGATGTCGTAGTTGTCGGCTGCTGTGTCGGCAACGTAAGACTTGAGAGCGTGCTTCTCAAGAGAGTAGCTTGAGCTACCGATCTCGAAATTATGCTCACGAGCCAAACCACCGATCGCACGATTCGTCTCAGGGATAACCCAGTTACGATTGTAAGTGCGATAAAGATCCGATGTTTTCTTTACAGGAACCATCGGAAATACTTTGTCGTGGATGAACTGTTCGTTTGAATATTTAACAGCTACGTTTGAGAGTAGCTGGTCAACGTGTAATTGCGATCTTAAAGGTACACTAGCCATTTAATCCCCCTTATGGAATCTGTACTTGGTACGGTTGGAGTAGGACATCAGCTAAAGTTCCTGTAGCTGAGACGGTGTTTAAACAAACTCCCAAAACGTAGACCCCTGCTGTGTTTGCTGTAGCTGCAACACCACGGCCACTTGCATCTGTTGTGATGATGGCACCTGCTGCGCAAGTATCATTCATGTAAACTTTTGCAATGCCTGAGATCGCAACGGGAACAGCTTGGTTGCTGCTTCCTGCATTATCAACAGTGACTCCAATAAGAACATCTGTAGTGGCTGATGCAAGCGCAACAGTATTCGGAGTGCTAGTAGCTCTCACGATACGGTATGCTGCAATACTATCACCCTGTTTAAAACTAACTGGTGCATTTGACATTTAATCCCCCTCTATTTTTCTTCTTCGTCCATTTTGTCGCCTGGCTTCATGTCCTTCATCACAGCCTTGTAGGCTTGGGCGTAAGAACATTTATTATCGGCGGCATACTTTTCAATCTTTTCTGCTACATCTTTAGTTTTATCACCCTTGGCGGCAAAGTCAGCTCGTGACTTCTCTTCAAAGTTAATCTTGCCAGCTTCCTGAGCGAGCGTAAGAACCTGAGTGATAACCTCTTCTTTCGATAGGGTCTTATCAGCTACAGTGTATTCTTTTTTATCAGACATTAATTCTTGAACTAGATCTTTCATGCCAGGAGTAACGAGTTTTTTAGACTCTAACTCTGTCATAAATTTAGCCAGCTTTGCAGCGTTGGCCTCTTTAAGAGCTTCTTGAGTTTGAAGTTCGTATTTTTTGATTTGCTCTTGAGCAGCCGCGAGTTCAGCAGCCTTAGCTTCAACTTCCTTAGCTTTGGCGTCTAGATCTTCTTGAGCCTTAGCGTATGATTTCTTTTGCTCTTCCATCTCAGCTGCAAGTTTTTCCATTTCTTCGTTCACTTCATCCCCCTCGGCTTCAAAATTTATTGCGTACTGCTTAAAGCTATCTTGTTTTTCAATCGCCTCAAAGACCCCACCTGTAAAATTCTGATTTAATGAATAATTAGATAAAATATCCTCTAAGTTCATTACCCCAGGATTCTCGGCACCCAACAAAGCAATGGCTCCAACCACACGCGGGTGCTTGATTCCATTCACATCAAGATCCCAATATATCTCACATGACACTTTTCGATATGCTTTGGATTTAATTAATTTAAATACCTTTTCTGGTATGTTATCCATATCAGCGTAGAGTTTGTCCCCACGTACATATAGATTCTCCACCCATCCGATTGATGGCAGCCCAGAGCTTTTAACAATCTTCTGCTTGTCGTCGTGGCCAAGTTTTAAATATGGACGAAAGCCAGTCTTTAAAGATTGGAAAGCGGTGACCATTGAGTGTAGGTCCTCAACTGAGTACTTATCCTTATTCCACTCACCAGCCGAGAACACTTCGACGCCTTTAATTTTATATGTCTTTACTTCTTCAGGTATTCCCATTTAAACCTCAACTTATTGGAAAGCCTTTATCAGATACATTCTTTTCAAGGAACTTATCTACATTCTGCCCACCATTAGTTACTTTGTCTTGACTCCACTCTTCAAATCTAGTGATCGGGATTAAAACCGATCGACAGTTAAAATGAAGTGGTGGCACAGGGGCTTCCTCTTTAGGGAATGTAAGTCCGTGTAAGTTTCCACAGATATCAGATGTTCTATCGTCTAGGATTGCGGAATATTGATAAGCCTCGACCACCCCAGTGGAATTAAAATACTCCATTCGACCACGATTAAACACTTCTGTAGTCTTTGTGCGAGCATATCTCTCTAATGCTACATCTGATAAGTCGCGGCCAGCGTTACTCATTACCGAGATCACTTCAGATAGAGGTTTACCGTCCTTGATGGCTGCGATTAATTCCTGCTTTGTTTTCTTTGTGATGTTGTATGACCAGTCACCGACGAATTGGAACGTCTCAGACTCTAGGAAATCTAAAAACTCATCTGCTGGGATGTTGGTGGCAAAGTCAGACTTCTTGACCTCTGTCTTGGCCATTGCCTGAGCATCGTTGTATAGGTTTCTAAACTGCTTCTTGAGAGCGATCTGGAGCTTATTCAGATACTTCAATCTAATGGTGTCGACCTTGTCTAGGTTCTGAGTCTGGATGATTCGCTTCTTCTGGAGCTGGTCGTATAAGTCCTCAAAGATGTCATCGACTATGGTCTGGGTTTCCGTTTTGATTTTACTGACTGTTGTCTTGAGAATTTGGTCGGCCAGTTTGAAATCAGTTTTTTTATAGTAGTTTCCAGGGTGCGAATCTTCTTTAAGAGCGAACTCTTTTTTTGTTTCTTCTGGCTTTTCTTCGGCTTCTGCTTCATTTCCATCGTCTTCTTTAGCTTCCACTGGATCTGATTCTTTGTCGTCTTTACCCGCTCCACTTTGCTCTCCTTGCTGGGTAGCCAAAGATTGAACAATGGCCTTCATTTGTAAATCATCAGACTCGGGAAACTTAATCATCTGTTTAAAGTGATTGACCTCTTCAACAGTAGGCTGCCAACCAACCCCCTGAATGGCCTTAATCCAAAGCTCAGCTTGCTTTGTAGCGTCATCGTCACTTAATGGATTGAACTTAAACTTAGGGTATGACTCCATCTCGCCATAGTTGTAAATGCAAATGGGTCGGATGATGTGCTGGTCAATGATGCGCTCTAGAATCTCTCGGCGTCTTTGGATGTGTTTATAGAACATCCCAATTTGCTCTTTGCCCAGAGAAAAAGATCCTCCGCCAGTTTCACCACCTGATACACCCAGTAGGTCAGGAATGAACAAAGCACGACCAATAAACATATTAAAAAGATTAATTCCCTTAATATATGGGTCACCAGTGTTCTTGGCCTCGAGGAATTCCACTTCAAAGTCTTTTGGAATAACCATTGCAGTTTTAGTCTGAAACTTTTTAATAGCGTTGAAAATATCATCCACAACCCCTTGAGGTGCCCGACGGTCATACTTGGCCACGGGCTTTGGTCCAGCAGCGTTCTCTAAAAATATAGAATAGTAACGAGATATATGCTTTTTAGTGAAGTAGGCCTGGTAAGCAGCCTTTAGATCACTCTCCCCGTAAGGGTTTTGATATCTCTGATTGTTTACATAATGAATTATTGAGTTGGGGTCCACATCGATTGACGACTGTGGGCCTTTTTGCTCATAACGAGTTACGTTTCCTTGAGGATCTGTGTGGATTAGCCATGTTGAAGGGTGGCGAGTTTTAATATTCTTTAGAGCCAATCGACCATCTGACAGGTGTTTAAATATCTTCTCAGATATAGAGAAGCCGAAGTCATAGGCTTGTACGATATCCTGCAGGATTTCAGACAATGACCTTTCGGTATCATCACAGAGACTTTCCTCGAGTTGTTTTTTAACATCGTCATCTTCGCAAATTAAATGCCAGCCAGACCCTACAACTAAATCCTTCTTGAGTTGTAGCGCGATATTAACTTGATCATCATTGCGCATCTGTTCATAGATGCCATAGGTGAAGTCCCGTTGAACTAGATCATCTGGGTTGTAGGGCTTTTTTTGTGAGTCTGGGAAATAGGCCGACTGTTCGAAAGTTTGTTCAGTTGTGCCGAAATAAAGACCTTCCATTACTTTTGCTGAGTCAGATTTGGCAGATCGCGGCGACGCCATTGCTTCAACAGGTAATTCATCAGCCACGAGTTAGTCCTCTTGTTTGGCGTAGGTTTTTAAAACAGCTCTGATTCTATTAATTTCAAATTCGTTTAATTCTCCAACACCAAGCATATACTCGTTGAATCTACGTTCTGAAATTCGTGCTGATTGGGCTATGCAATGACCCTTCATTTTAAAATCAGCCAGAAATTCTTGTATAGAGAGCTTATCAACCTCGGAGTTTTTAATTTTCTTAAACTTATCCCTTTTAGTCTTTGAAGCCATTTATCCCCCTAGGTTTTAATCTTAGCACCAGCATCAGAATAAACGCCTAAGCGAGCTTCTTCAATACACATCTGGATTGAAATTGCTGCTGAGATCACCAAGTCGTCGTGTTTGCCTTCTGTGGCTTCTATTTTTCCGTCATTATTAATAAGAGTTAAACACTCACCAAGCGTTTTTTTATCGTTAAGTATAACAGACCCAGACTCAACACCTTCGATTAGAATATCCAACATTAGCGGTCTCGTGATCCGATCGGTTGGCCAGCCGAGCTTGATTTCCTCTAGTTGGGTTTTTTTATCTTCTTTGCGAGTTCGATAAAGGTTTGTGTAATTCAGAATTTCATCTAGTTTCAATAACACAGCATGGCCGTGATTGTTTCTTTCAACCGCCATCAAGCACCCAGGCCAACCTTTTGAATACATATCAGCCATCTGAACTAACTTATCTGCAAACTCTGATGGCTTTATCTGATTAGAGTCAAACACAGCAACCTGTTCTCTGTCTGATACTGAAAAGACATGAGCTGCTGAGGAGTCCCCTTCTACACCTTCGGCTGTGTCGGCACCGATAATGTATATCTCATCAGGTTTGGGCTTTTTATAGATCCGAATCCCGTCAATAACTTCTATAGGCTCTTTAGCATTATCATACATCGGCTTAATTAAAGTGAGATCGAATGCATTGTTACCAGAAGTTAAGAAGCAACTGGTGTCGTCCTCTGGGTATTCTTGCTTAAAGAGATTCTTTAACTCTCGTTGTTTAAACCTGCGAAATTCTATTTGATCTGGAGTTATATCTATGCCGTATTTAGCTTTGGCATACTTGATTAGTTTTAATTCGTCGTCTGTGAATTGAGATGTTTTGAGATCAGAATTTGTTACTCGATATTCGTCGTGCATATACCAGGGAAAGAATATGTTTTCATAGTTGGTGTCGAGGCTCATCCAATCGTCGTAAAAGTGATTCATTCCATTTGGAGTGGTCTCGTGGGTAATTATCCCATCCATGGGAACGGCTTCTTGGGTGGCCAGGACGCGCGAAATATCCTTTGAAAAAGCCTTTTCCGATACATGAAGCCAGTGAATAGTGTCACCTCTGGACTCAAGATCGGCATAGATGCGAGAGTTCGTTCCAGGGAAAAACATTTCATACTTAGAACCACCACCGCGATCTAGATATGGCTTTAGGTTCTCGGGCATAAACTCATAGGCCCTTCGTACGATCCTAAAGAGCTTTTCAATGGCGTCTTGTTCGTGGGCCAGGATGCAAGCTGTCTTGTTCTTATGGAACAACACAAAGTCCAGTTGTCTTAGTAGTTCGTTTGTCGAGATGCCCATCTGTCGGGCTTTTAGGATTCTACGGCGTTTTGATTTAACAGAGTTGAGTCTTGCCTGAAGCGAGTTTTGCTTAAATTGAATCCTTCGACCCTTTTTATCCACAATCTTATACAGATTGTTGAGTCTCCACTCAGGGCTTAATATCAATGACTTCATGTTTTTCTATTTCGTCGACGATTTGCTCATGTAGTGGCTTGGATACTACAGCGGCCCTGACATCTACTTTCTCTACTACCTTGCCGATGGTCCTGTCTAAAAGCAGATTCAATCGATTTATATCTGCGTCCTGCATAGCTTTATAAACAAACTTAAGCACGATCAGCTCTTTAGCTGGTAGGTGACTGAGTTTCTCCCCATTAATAATCACTTCGTTTTTGTCCATCAGCTCTTTAATTTGGAAAGGGCTCATGTCCATGTACTTAAAAATAATGGATCTGAACTCATCTATCTTGGTGTCTTTAATCTCCAAGAACTCTTTAGGCATTGGTGGGCGGCCATTGGGGTTAGTAACCTGACCTTTGACAAAGTTTCTACCGCCTGTCTTTTTACCCTTTGCCATGGTTAAACTTTCGTTATTTTATTAGGCTTAAAAACTCTTGGCGAACCTCAAGGTGATCCCTAAACAACCCCAACATTGAGCTCGTAATCATCTTTGTGTCCTGCTTACCAACCCCACGACAAGACATGCATTGGTGATGGGCTTCTATAATGACAGCCACTCCTTTAGGCTCTAGGACTTCCATTAAAGTATTGGCCACCTGTTGAGTCATCTTCTCTTGTATTTGAAGGCGTTTAGCAAAGAGGTCCACCAGTCTAGCCAGCTTTGACAAGCCCACTACCTTACCGTTTGGTAAGTACCCAATATGTGCCTTGCCGATAAAGGGTAAAACGTGGTGTTCGCACATAGAGCTAAATTCAATGTCTTTTAAAATCACCATCTCGTCACAGGCGCCGTCCTTAAACACCGTAGACAGGGCTTCCTTGGGGTCTTTTAAATACCCCGAGTAAAGCTCTAGCCAGCTCTTTACGACTCGTTTAGGGGTGTCTAGGAGTCCTTCACGGTCGGGGTTTTCGCCTATAGCTATTAGAAATCCCCTAACGAGATTTAGGGAACTTTGATCCATTTGTGAGTCTGTAGGCTTATTCGCCATTGGGGATTCTCCTTTATATATTCAAGTATTGCTTTAACGTTTTGGTCGAAGTTATTAAATTCAGGGGATAATGTAAGTCTGGCAGTGGTCTTTTTGTCTGTGTGGCGTTCTAAGATCTTAAAATCAAAGCCATCGTCTACCACGTATTTGAATTCACTTACCCTGTACCAGTTGTCTGGATGTACATCGTAATCAGCGTCACGCTTTGGGCTGACGGTTATAAAATCAATTCCCGCCGGCACTGGGAAGGTTCCATTAGACTCAATGGCTATTTCAAATCCTAGTTTTGTGAGCAGTTCTATAACCTTTGGAGTGTGCTTGTTCATGGTGGGTTCTCCGCCAGTTATAACAGCAAACCTGCAGGGCTCCTGCTGGGCGAATTTATTGAACTCATCCTCAGACCATTTTTTAAAAGTATTAAAAGTGGTATCACACCATGAGCAGCTCAAGTTGCAAAAAGGCATTCTGACAAACAACGCCCTTCTACCCCAGTTCTCACCCTCGCCTTGAATTGTCCAGAAGATGTCATTGATATTGATCAAGCGTCACCTCCACATAACAATTAGAGGTTTCATATAGTCTTATTTTTGATACCTTGACCCCTGTTCCATGTAGAACATTTGGACAGATCTCTTTTAAAAGATACATCGCCATGTTTTCGGCCGTTGGGTTCCAGTCTGAAATAAACGCTGGTTTGTACGATCCACATCTTTGAATAAGTGCGCGGTCAGGATCTTCTTTAAAAATAATCATGGTGTGATCCCAAAAAGTATCAATCCATGTACCGACTTTGTCTTTGATTACTGAGAAGTCGATCACTCTCCCAAGAGCGTCAAGGGCGTCTGCTTGAGCGTAGATATGGGCTTTATATTCATGTCCATGAAGGGAAGCGCACTTTGATTCGTGGTTCACGACCCTGTGGCCGGCATCAAATTTTATAATCCTTACAGCTTCAATCATTTAGCCATCCCTATTAATAAATAACCACAATAGACCCCGATAATTCCTAAGATTCCGGCCAGTTGATTAGGGGCTGGCAAAGGGAAGCCCAGCATTGTGACGATTCCGCCAAAGATGAATCCGACAAGCCATATGTACTCCGTTGGGTCTGGAACGTTTGCTAACTTAAACGCTTCTATTCTTTCGACACAAGTTCCACACTTACCGCAATGCTTTTCGCCACCCTTGTAACAAGAGTAGGTAAGTTCGTATGGGACATTTAATTTAGATCCAATGCGCGCAATCTCTGCTTTGTCTACGTTACAAAAAGGAGCCAATAACTCTATATTTTCATAAGTCCCAAGTTTAATTGCTTCAGCCATTGGTTTAATAAACTCAGCTCGACAGTCTGGGTATACGGCGTGATCTCCAAAGTGATTGCCTAGCACTATAGCTTTAGCTCCAATGCTTTCAGCCAGCCCCGCCGCGATCGACAGCATGATTCCGTTTCTAAAAGGCACTACAGTTTTTTTCATTGATGGGTCTGCGTAGTGGCCATCTGGTATCTCTCCACCAGTTAACAATAGGTCAGATTTGAAGTTTTGAGCGATAAAGTCTAGGTAAATATACTTAATGTTTGCCTGATAATGATCGGCTATTTTCTTTGAATAATAATATTCTTTATTATTATGTTTTGAGCCGTACTGAAAATTAACACATCCAATTACTTCATGGTGTTGTTTCGCCCATGCCAGTGCTGTTGACGAGTCCATTCCGCCCGATAATACGACTAATGTTTTCATTTTTTTCTTCCTTGTAAGCGTTAATTAATTGACCAACTTCTTGCGCCGTGCTCACCGCGGCAAAAACTTTGGTTTTTATATTTTTTTCGAAGTCGGTTGATTTACGAACTTGTGATTTGGCACTTAAAAACCTTGGTATAGATAAGCCACCGTTCCACGATGATGATTTTGCTAAAAGATTTTGGTCTACTTTGTAGCTTTGTAGTGCTTTTTGAACTCGAGTCTTTGGCTGGCTTAAAAAATCTTTTTTCTTTATGCTCATTGATTTGCCTTGCCCCAAATATAAAGAAATGTGAGCAAATCGACCACCCATTGTCCACGAGCTACTATCAATCGAATATGGTTTGTAGTGAATAACAAAATTATCGTTGGTAAACCCAAGCCAATGCACCTTACGATCGCCAACGACATTCATAATGCCTTTGACAAATCCCTTGTTGCCTTGTGTACCAACCAGCCCACCAATACCAACGACATCAGATGTTTTATAATACTCGTCGATCATTTTAATATCTTCGCCGCGAGTAAAAATTGGAATAGGTTTGAATCCGCGTGACAGCATCAGCTCATAATTTTTAAAAGACTTTTCTGGGTCGCCAATAACGTCGAGGGTAAAATATCTCCAGGGCTTAAATGGTAGTGACTCAATGAATTTACAATAGTCGTCAACTTGAATTGTTTTACCAGCCTTCCATGCGGTGAAGGCTCCAGAGTCTAAAAGAAATCTAATGTCGTCTTGATTTTTATTTAACAAATCAATCACATCACGCTTCATATATGGGTATGCAACCAGGATATTAAGTTTAGACAATTTCAACACCCTCAAAACTAACCTCTAAAAACTTGGCTTTTAAATATATTAAAACCTCGTCTTTAATCTCTTGAGGACATAGAACTTTTACGGTAGCCTTTATGCCGTCTAAATTTTCTTTAACTTTTCCGACCGCATCGATGTCGGACTCCCAAGGGTCAACATTAAAATCTCTTATTCCAAGAAGATTAATATCAATTGGCCCAAGGTCGGGAAGGTCAAAGTTAATCCCAGAGAAATCTAATTCAGCCCATGAAGCAATAGCGTTATCACTTTGTAAAAATAGATACTCTTGGTCCTCATTTTCAAAGTCTTGATAAACTACTGGGACTTCCTTCATTCCAGCTTCTATTTCTGCCAGTAAAGTCCCGTGACCCTTAACAATAAATCCAGATAATTTAGACACTACAATAGGCGCACGAACACCTTGATACTCAATAATCTTAGCGAGTCTTGTTATCTGATCGGCTGGATGGTTATTGCGGTTCTTCGGATGTGGTTTTAGAGACTTAACAGAAACGAGTGCATCATATTTGCAGTGTATAGGTATATTCATTTTTACTTCCCCAAGTGTGTCTACTGTGTTCCAAGCCTGAGGTTAAGCATAAAATTTATGTTATTCAAGACCTTAAACGAGCTTTCCAATCCATCTACCATGCTTATCTTTAACAAGTGGTAAAAGTCTTGGGTGCCCATCTAGTATAATTAATGATCCAATCATGGGCCTTTTAAGATTGTTGTTATTGTAGGCCATTGCCATAGACTTATCGTCAACAAGACATCCTGTAGAGGCTTGCCAGTATAGTCCTAAAGAATTGGCCCAGTAATTTATTGCAAACTTCTCGTGAAAGTGTCCTTGTACTGCCGACATCCCCATAGACTGTGATAGTCCGAGTGGGTTGGCGGTTTTTCCGTGATGGAAGTAACAAGGCTGGCCGTCGCTAAGTGTGATGGTCAAATCGAAATGCCAGTTCCAATGTTTTGGAGCCTGCAGGATTTCCCGATATGATTTAAAAACGTGTCTAGGTAGGCCGGCAAACACACCTTTTCGATAAACCAGTGAGCCGTGATTTGATTCTAGTAAATCAACCTTTGGGAATAGTCGATAAAGAGGCTGTAACTTTTCAATGCACTTTTCTAATTCGTCGCCTGGAGATAATAGATCTGGATTATGTTCATGAAAACTTATAGCGTGACCGTCTATCTCATCGCCTATTTGGATGACTCTGTTCGGTGCGTAGGTGTCGTTTACTTCTTTTAAAAATGCAATCGTATCTGGGTGCCAGTATGGACAATGAAGGTCACCGATTACAAGCACCCGTGAATTATAAACCGCCATGCCTAAAGCCTGACAGATTATTTAAGAAATACTATACTAATTAGTTTTTTTTGATAGATCTATTTGCATCAAATCCCATGTGGGTAAGGGACGCATGACTTTTGCCATTAGCTCTGGTCGGCTTTGCACATTCATTTTTTTATATAAATTTCCCATGTGAAACTTAACAGTTTTTTCAGATACATTTAAAATATTAGCCATCTCTTTATTTCTGAGACCTTTAGGAAGTAGCTCTAAAATTTCAGCTTGTCTCTTAGTATATCCGATTGATAGCCAGTAACCCCTCACGATTCGCCCCTCAGGTCTTTATGCCATAGTTTTTTACCGATCTCCCAACCTTTGTCTAGGAGATGTTTCTTAACATTTCTATGCTTTTCGATAAAGGTCAAGATCCCTATAGTGTGTTGTTCTGTATGACACTTGCGACACAATGGCATAAGATTAAAAAACGAATCTGGTCCGCCTGAGCCTTTTGTTTTAATGTGGGCGGCGTCCACTGGGGAAGCTCCACAATTGCAGCATGGTAGGGACTTAACGTGGTCAAAGATGTCACCCATGCAGAAATCTGTCTTGTAAGAGGGACCGCGTCTCATCAATTCGCCTTTTGATAAAAGGTTCGTCCACCTTAAAAGCATAAGCGACTTCAGACACAGTTAAACCCCAAACGTAAAACATAATAAATATAGCTCTGTCGACTTGATTAGGTATCTCTTCAAATACTTCGTGTTTTATTTGTTCCATAGTTTGATGCTATAAAAAACCCATCAATCAATCTAGGGTAGGTCCTAAAAAAACTGATGGGTCAAAAGGACAGCGGTTAGGTGGTGAAAATCTATTATGTAATTTTACACAAATCAAATAAAAAACCCCACCAGAATGCGACGACTGATGGGGTCAAACAAATACTAAGGTAATCTATATTAATTCGGCTCCTCGAAAGAGTAAAGTTCTATTTCGAGAATGTTCTTTCCATTAATTGATGGCAGCTTTCTAGAGCCATCATGTGACGATATAAACGCATCGTCAAAGATCACCCCAGCGTCCTGCAAGGCGTCCTCAGGTAGCTGTAGAAGATTTGATAAGTCACCTAGCTTCATATTCATATCGCCCTTCTTAGTATAATAATTGGCGAAATAGAATCGAAATCTCGCGTGGATTTTATGGCATATGGGAGCTTTTCCACCCCATGCCTGTCTGAGCTGCAAAGTTAGGTATAGCTTGTCATTGATTAGAGCCTGTTCTTTGCCGACGAAAATGCGTGGTCCAGCTCTTCGGATTCGGTTGTTGTTTTTGAGGCTCCAATGTTTTGGGACTTCGGTCGAGAATTTAAAAAGTGCTTCCATGCACTAAACGGTATTAACCAGACCCCAGGAAGTAAAGGACTATTGCAGCGATTAAAGCAGTTTTGATTATAAAGTCCATAGCGACCACCCGAGATAGGATAACGCCGCCACTATGAGAGCAAAAACAAACCCGCCATTTAGAAAGTCGTCTGTTTTTATTAATGCCCTCAAAAGACCAATTAAATAAAATATGCTCAAAACTGTAAACACAAAAATAATTGATTGAACGAGTCCCATCTGATCTCCTTAGTAAAGACTTACACCAGAAAATGACTCCACGACTCTGGCGGTGGTGATTGTCGTAGTCCGATGTTCACAAACCCCACCTGGTGTTTTGTAGTAGTAGTCTGTGAGGGTATCAAGGCTATATCCTAGTGGATATTGATACAGCTGGCTCTCAAACATAAATACATAAATGTCACCACTGAAATGCAAAGGGTAATCAAACACTTCATGGGTCACGTTTAGGCATTGCGAATCTGAGTAGATCAATCCAGATGATGTCCTGACAGAGCCATCGGATTTTTTGAGACCAAAATAATATGGCTCACAAGCTGCTTTAAACCAGTCAAATTCTGCATCTGAATCCACCAGATAACCTTCGTGGCCAGTGTCTCTAATCTGTTGTAGTTCAAATGTCCCATGAGACGGTGGCACTGGCTCGCATGGTGCTGATAAACTTGCAGACCCACCGGACTCGTTACAAGCAGCCAGTCCCATGGCCATCAGTAGAATTATCTTTTTCATTTATCCTCCTCTATATTATCTATTTGATTTAATAGATTTTTGATTGTTAGTTCACGTCTCATTTGTTTTATACATTTCGGGCAATTAATTTCGGTAAGTTCACGTTCAGACCATGCTATTGCTGGCTTTGTCCCACAGATTGATTCTGAATTATAACTTGTGTTCTCAACGGCGTGGATGATCTTGCCTTTACCAAGCTCTAAACCATTTGCTAACTTGCCTGCTTTCGCTGCTGCTTTCATTTTTTCTCCTTTTTTATAAGCCACATGGCTTTGTTTAAATCTATTTTCAGTAAAAAGTAATATTCCGAAAGGATCTCTACAGATGGGAAATTCTCTCCAGACTCTATTTTATAAAGAGTAATAGGTTTTACATTAAGGTGTTCAGCTAGAACCGCTATCGGTAGTTCTTGTTCGATTCTGGCTTTTTTTAGTAGTTCTCCGAGGTGCTTCATTTTTCTTCACCCATTTTTAAAATTAAAAGAGCTGCATATTTTTTATTCAACTTTTTGGCGGCACCAAACAGATCCTCAAGGGCTGTTTCAAGCTCTGCCAGCTCGTCGTCATCTGTCTCTTCGGCGTAGTCATAAAACGTGCCCTGATATTGTTCTAAATCTTTAGTCAATTTGGCTAAAGCGTTTTTTATATCTTTTGTGCTGGCTGATTCTTTCATTTTTTCTCCTTTATTTATAAAACGGCGTACAAAATGTTATATTTTTGCTCTAAATATTCTAGCTCATCATGAAACAGATCCTGGCTCGTGTAGCGTTTCCACATAGTGCCGTGGCCGCGATATGATTTTTTGTAACCCAGCGATAAAAGCTCAATGGCCAGGGCATCATTTTTTTGGTGTAGTGTTGAAATCACTACTCGTTTTTTAAAGGTTTTCATTTCGAGTCTCCTTAGCTAACTGTTTATATTATTAATATACTATATCTAATCAGATAAATAAAGGAAAAAACAAGGACCATCTCTAAATGAGAATCATTCTCAATTAACTTATAGTGCTTATTAGATCGAATATACGCGAGTCTAAATGAGAATCATTCTCAAGTGGCGTATATTTCTTATAGTGGTTAAAAATTTGATATAAAAACTACATAAATCTATATATATCTAGCTCGAAATCAGGGGACAAATTAGGGGGAATCTAACGTGGAATCGGTCTACACAGTGACAATTTTAAAGTGGCAAGAACACAACCCAAAACACAAAAAAGGGTATGGTAGTTTTATGTTTTATAATGGGTTTTTTAATGACCCAAAGGTTGCTCAATTGAAGCTAATTGATGTCATGTTGTTCATCTATATGCTTTGCGTTGCAAGCGAATCGTCGTCAAATTCATTCGACATTCATGTCAAATCGTTGCCGAAACAATTCAGAATCAGTACCAAATCGTTGCAAAGTTGTCTCGCTCAGCTCCAGTCATTACAGCTAGTTACGTTCCAAAAAAAGCCTTCTCTTATAATTAAATATAATAGAATTAAAGATAAAGAGAATAGAATTAAAGATAACTTCTCGGGGGGTCAAAAAACCCCCACGAGTGTTCCAGAAAATCTTGATCCAGATTTAAATAAAAAAATTTGGGATGCTTACGATGAATCTTTTCAAAAAAGGTATCGAGTCCCACCAACCAGAAATGCATCTGTCAATTCGATTATCGCGCAACTTGGTAAACGGTTGGGTGAAGATGCTGTTGAAGTTGTGAAGTTTTTTCTAACGCACAACGATACGTTTTATGTTTCAAAAGTTCACTCAATCGGTCTTTGCCTAAAAGACGCCGAGGGATTGAGAACACAGTGGCTCCGAGGTGTTCAAGTTACAAAACCAGGGTTAAAACGATTTGAAAATGCTGTTCAAAATCAGGAACTACTAGACGCAGTTGAGAAAGGGAAAATATGACCACAGACGAGAGAAAAGAGCTTGCTAAAACTTTGATTTACATGGCAACGCTGTACAATCGAACTTTAAACCATGATTTTTTATCAGCATTTTTAGATGACCTCAGTGATTTGAGTTTAAGTGGTTTGATTGCAGCCTGTAAAATTTATAGGAACGATCCAAAAAATAAATTCTTTCCTGTTCCAGCACAATTGCGCGAATTAGTTAATCCGAGAATCAGTGACGATGCTTTGGCCAAAGAAGCTGCAGCTAGAGTAATCCAAGCCATTAGCAAGTTTGGATGGCCTAACCCAACAGAGGCAAAAGAATTTATCGGAGAACTTGGTTGGCGAGGGGTTACAAGGTTTGGCGGATGGTCATCAGTTTGTGAAAATGTCGGCACTACCATTTCACCAGATACGTTTTATGCGCAATTACGCGACCTCTGTAAGTCGACACAAGAGCTGACTATGGTCGGCGCAGGGGATGGGCCGATCGCTTTACCTGAGCGAAATACGAGCGTTTTAGACATAGTTGGAAAATTGGCAGAAACAAAAATGATCGGTAATTAAAAGATCTTGATAAACAACAGATGCAGATTAGGGTAAAAAAGTGTATTAGAGAATTAACAAACTAAGGAGGAAGAATGAAGCAGCTGTTCGAGGCACTGTCTAAGGCCCAAGGGGAGTTTAAAAGCATTCCCAAAAACAAAGAGGTGCGTAAGCAAGGGGTAAGTAAAAGCGGCAAGCCATACGAGTATAGTTATTTCTATGCCGATTTAGAGTCTATAATCGCCCATATAAGACCGATCTTGGCTAAACATGGACTTACCTTCAACCAGACAATAAATCGTTCTACGGGTGAGCTTGTGACGAATATAGGCCATCTATCCGGTGAGGCTGTTTCTAGTTCATGTCCGGTGATCTTAGACCAGAATGATCCTCAGAAAATGGGAGGTGGGATTACTTACAGTAAACGCTACGGATTGAGTCTGGCCCTGGGTATTTCAACCGATGATGATCTAGACGGAAATGAACTAACAGACGAAGAACATAAAGTAACCAATCGTGAAACAAAACAGGCCACGACACCCAGCACCACCGCAGCAGAACTCCCACCCATGCCACCAACTCAAGGGTTTGTGAGAAGTTATCCTTTATCAGAAAAACAAGTGAATCGTTTGATCGCCATCGCTAAGAGCAATAAATGGTCTGTGATAGACGTCCAGGCTCATTGCACCAGCAAGTACGGTAAAGCTCCTAAAGACCTAAACAAACAACAATACGAAGAAGCCTGCGATTATTTCGGCATGACCCCTGGAGACAGTAAGCCATCAGGAGCCAAGCCATCGGTGATGGAACAATTTGAAAAGGCTAAAAAGTCTGGTTATGTCGACCATACAGCACCACCAGATAATTGGGATTCAGAGGTGCCATTTTGATAACTTCAAAACAATATAAATGTACTCAGTGCGGGTATGTAGAGGCGCAAAACACTAATCATTATGAAAATACTTGGTCAGTAGGGGAATGGAACTGCTGCCCGAAATGCCCACCTTACAAAAAGTATGCAATGTATGGTGGCCAAACAATTTGGGAATGTATCGAACAAGGAGGGGAAAATGGAACAGAGATCACTAGTGAACCTATGCTTAGACTTAATTGAACTAGACCCGGACGCTCAGGAAAACCAGGAGATCATTAAAGAGAAATTGGGTTCTTTAAGCACAAAGGTAGACTCATATATAGCTGTGGATGATTTTGCAGACTCACAAATTCAGATGCTTAAAAAACATCAAGACCACATATCAAAACAGATAAGTAGGTTTGAGTCGCTACAAAAAGCCCTAAGGAATCGCGCTGAGTATGCCCTTAGGACTATGGGGGTGAAGTCACTAAAGAGCGACCTGGGCCATTCCATGCGCTTACAGAACTACTCCTCGGTTGAGATCACTAAATCTGAGAATCTACCGGACTGGGCCGTCAATACGATTATATCCAAAACTCCAAACAAAACTAAAATCAAAGAGGCTTTGAAAAGCGGCGAAAAGGTCGAGGGAGCCATCTTGGTTAACAAAGAAAGCGTGGTGTTCAAATGATGATAGGAGACATTTTAGTTACAGCAAATGCCTTCGTTGAAGGTGAGGTTATTCCAGCTTACAGAGAATCAAACGGCCAAGGTGAGCCAGAGCGAGTAAAGAATATGAAAGTATTTGTCCACGCTTCTTTTGGAGCCATCAGAAATGCTTACTTGGCTAATCAAAACAAACGTCCAGGTGACCTATGTAATGTGGATATTTACGCTGGACTTAGCGCGAGTGAAGTAGAAGAGTTGGAAGCTCAGTTAATCGGTGAAGCAAGAATGATAAGAGAAACCGGAATATCATAAAGGAG